CCACTCCTTGCGCGCCTTGCCGAATTCCTCTATATCCTCAAAATCCTCTGCTCCGCATATTTTCGCGCATAGAGAAATTATTACAATCGTCACCAAATTATGCCGCAAATTCCCATATTCCCGCCTCGGGTCGCTTATTGTCTCTGCCAACTCCATTAATTTTTGTATTCTCATCTTTTTTCACCTCTTGGTTACTATTATATACCTTTAAGTGGAAAAAGTAAATGCTTTTGCCGTGGCGGCAGAGTCGGGAATGTTGACTTTTTCTGTAAGTTCCTCCGGCGGGGTTTGGATTGAACAGGGGATAAACAGCCTTATTACGCTCAGCGCGAACAATGATGCCGGGTGGAAAAAAATCAAGAGAGTTAAAGTGCGCTTTGAGCTAATGCAAAGAGTGAGCGACACGCTTGAGCCACTCATCGGCAACATAAATAACGACCCTGACGGCAGGGCGAATGTCATTCAAGTCGCGAATGGGGTTTGTGAGCGAATGGTGGCGGAAAATAAGCTGCTCGCCGGGGCTAATTTCGTGCTTGACCCTGAAAATCCGCCGACGGGAGATAGCGCGTGGTTTTGCTTGTTCGGCGATGATATAGATTCGCTTGAAAAAATTTATAACACATTTATGTTCCGGTTTGCACCGGCTAATAATTGAGGGGGTGTAAAATATGAACGGATTAAATAACATGGCGGTTGCGGATTATCGCAAGGCCGTCACCGGCAAAGACGGGCAACTTTTTATGACAGATTCAAGAGGACAAAACCACTTTTTGGGCGAAGTAGACACATTTCAAATACAAGTGAATGTGGCTAATGCCGATTGGCAACCGGTAGGCTCAATTTTAAATTTTGCTTTGGGAACAGGTGTAACTGTTACTTTATCATTTACTGAAACGGTAATCCGTGATGAGTTCACAATCGCGCCTTTTCTTGAAGGTCTTCGCAACGGAATATTTCCGCTTTTCGCGTTTCAAGGGGCCTTGAGGCGCAGACCGGATGCCCCCGGGGGCGAGGTCGGAAGAAGAGAGCGGGTTGTTCTTTCAAATTGTACTCCCGATGGTGCGATTGACATTATGAGCTTAACACCAGGCGAAATCGTAAAAAGAGCATGGAGTTTTAGGGTGAACAGCTTGCCGAAAGAATTAGAGTTATTTATTTGATTAAAAAATTTGAAAGGATGGCATTAAATGAAAAATACTACACTGAGTTTAATTGACGATTATGACGAACAAAGTGAAATGACAACAGAGGAAGTTTTAATGAACGAAGCGGACATTTTAGAGGGTTTGCTCAAGGCGGCAGGGGGTTTTGATGATGCCGACAACTACCAAAAAATTCAAATAAAGCGCAAAGGAAAATTAATGTTTGAGTTTCGCGTTCGCCCTGTCACAGAAGAGGAATCAATTGTTTGTATGCGCCGCTCAACACCGAGTGCAAAGGGTAGGAAAATAAAGCCCGAAACAAATTGGGCGAAATATCGTTCTTATCTCATTTATACGGCTACCGTAGATGAGGATAGGGCAAAAGTTTGGGACAACAAAGCGGCACATGAAAAGCTCGGCATATTGCAGGGCGTTGACATGGTTGACAAGGTTTTGTTCGCCGGAGAAAAAAGCCGTGTAATTGAAATTATTGACGAAATAAGCGACAACGGAGCTTACGATGAGGAAGTGGCGGGAAACTTCTGAAAGCCGGAGGAAGAACAAGGCTAATGCTGGAAGTCTGCGAGCGTTTCCCTAAAATCGGGACAATCGCAGACTACATGGCATTACCCTCCGGCGAAAGGGCTTTGTATAACCAGTATACGCTTATGAAGACAGTGGACAGTTGAGAATTGACAGTTGACAGTTGTGGAGTCGCCGTTGGCGACGTATTTTAAAAACGTCCGCGCAAGCGGACACAACAACTGTCCACTGTCAACTGTCAACTGTCAATTGTTCGTCAATTGTCAAGTGAGACTCCTAATTTATCAGCGAGAGCATTTTGCAGTGTTTGAGAGAAATTTACACGTCTTTCTTTTGCAAGGCTATCAAGCCAAATGGGAAGTGTTACCGTTCTCTTAACGGCTTTTTTAAAGTGTTTTTCTGCATACTGTTCAACATCTACACACAACATTACAGTGAAGCTTTCAATTGCATCGGAACTCTCTGCTTTTCGGCGTTCTTCAAGAGCGGTTATAAGAGACGGTGAAGGGATTTTCCGTCCATCGAGTTTTGCAGAATAGATATATCCTGCAAGACAATCAACCGCCATACGGTTTGCTTCGTCTAAGTCGGAGCCGCATGTTGCCAAATCGTTTAAATCAGGAAAAATAACAGAATACTCCCCGTTTTGTTCTTTGTAAAAAAACGCCGGATAATTAGATAACATATAAATCACCTACTTTCAGTGTTATAGCTCTGCTTGTTTTAAGATTTTTTGAATTACGCGCTTTCCTATATCGCCCGTGTGGTTAGGAATCGTAACAGTTCCGGATTTTGAAGCATGGTGATATTGATGGTGGGAACCTACGGTTCTGACAAGCTTCCAACCATCGTCTTTTATTATTTTTTCAATTTCTCTAAAACGCATAGGTTTTATTATTCCCAAAATTATCACCTCACAATATACATTATACAATAAAAGATTTATTTTGTCAATAAATATTTTAATAATATTGACGACAGTGGACAGTTGACAATTGACAGTTGACAGTTGTTGTAGGAGACGGGCAATGTAGGGGGTGGGCAGGACCCGTCTCTTGCAAACATCTATTTCGGGACGGGCAAGCCCGTCCCCTACAATCCGTCCGCGCTTTGCGGACACAATAATTGTCAATTGTCAATTGTACATTGTCAATTGACTTTGGGGGTAACGTGGTATGAACAAGAATACTTCTGTAATCGAGATTGTAGCGCAGCTGACAGACCAAACTGCTAATGGTGCGGCAGGGGCGACTGCTAATGTCAGTAAGCTTGAAAAAGCTATGCAAAAGTTGCAAGGTGAAATGGCGCGCATGAATAAGATGAATAGAGTCGAAATCGTTGCACATTTGTCAGATAAAGCAAGTAAAGGAATACAAAATATACTCTCTGCCGGCAAAAAACTTGCCGGTTCGATTTTTAATGTTACGTTCAAGGCGATTGACCTTGTTACCGCTCCGCTTCGCGGAATACTCGGTGGCGTGAAATCGGCTATAGGCGGTATTATAAACCCTATTTTGCAGGGAATAGGCATATCGGCAGGAATGGGAATAGGCTCTATGATTTCAGAATCTGTTAACAATGCCGGGCGACGAGAAACGATGAACATTGCGATGAACGCTGTAGCACGTTCCACCGAAACAGACAGCAAATTGCTTAATGAACAAAAGCAAAAAGTCATGGGTCTCGGGATTGCCGAACAGGAAGCCACCGGAATTTTAACTAAGTTTATGCAAAGCGAAATTGACATAAGCCAATCTTCACAGTTGGCGCGGATAGCGCAGGATGCTGCCGTTATTGCCGGAACTAACTCATCGCAGGCCGCCGAGGCGATGGTTGACGCTATTTCGGGGCTTAATCCGGCTCTCTTAAAACAATTCGGAATGACACGGCGGATGAATGATATTTATGGCGATTATGCAAAGTCAATTGGAATTACTGTTCCGGTAATAAACAAGTTGGGAAAGACCACACACCAGTTGACACGCGAACTTGAAGATGCCGAAAAAAAACAGGCGATTCTCAATTATGTAATGGAGCAGGGTGAAAAATAGCAGGAACGTACTCAGATGCAATGGAATCGCCCTTTAAAAAGATGGGTTCGTTGCAACGACTTTTTACCACTTTTATGGAAAAAGTAGGTGAACCGCTGTTTTTGCCTATTTTTGGCAAGGCAATTGACGGTGTGACAGGGCTTTTAAAGAACGCAATAGATTGGGCTGAGAAGAATAAAAATTTGCTTGAAAATTGGGGGCAAAATGCCGCTAATTGGCTTGATGACGGGATGTCTAAGCTTTCAGAATTTGCAAGTAAAATAAAGGGAATTGTCGACAGTGTGGAATTTAAAGAAGCAAATCTTTTTGGAAAAGTGAAAATATTGTGGGACGAAATTATAGCAAAACCTTTTGATGAATGGTGGAGCGGCGAAGGTAAAGCGTGGGTTTTAAACGCGGCTCATAAAATTGGCAAGGGTATTTCAAGCGGCATTGTCGCTATGTTTTCCGGATTATTCGGCGTTGAAATGCAAGGAGCAATCGGTGACATTGGGGCAATTGGCACCTCTTTTGGGAAAGGATTTTCTCAAGGTTTTGACGGTGAAAAATTCTCGCAAATTTTGGCGAAAGCTTTTGAAACTGCAATAAAATTTGTATTTTCTAATCCGATTACCGGAACAATAGCCACGGCTTGGTTTGGCAGTAAGTTGCTCGGTGGAATATCCGGCGCGTTAAATTTGGGTAAAGGAGTTAAAAGCATAACGGAAATTGGAGCAACCGGAGCGTCCAAAATGGCTTTAGGAGCGGCAGGAACGGCAGGGGCGATTACTGTCGCCGTTGGATTAGTTGATGCCACAAGCTCTTTAGTCATAAGTTTAAATGCCACAAATGAAGAAGAAAAAAGCGCGTATGGAAAAGACGCGGCATGGAAGTTTGGAGGAATGGCGGCAGGCGCGGCAGCAGGGGCGGCAATTGGCACTGTGGTTCCGGTTATCGGGACTGTTATTGGCGGTTTAGTTGGCGGAGCTATAGGATATTTTGGCGGTAACGTGATGGGTGAACAGGAAATTAGAAAATATGAAGAGGAAATGCAAAGAGCGCAAGAGGAAGCTAAAAAATTTCGGATTCAACAAGAACAATCAAGATATTCTTCATCAAAATTACAACAAGCTGTTAAAGATTTAGCGGAAGGTTCAATAACATCTGCTGAATTTATGGCAACAAAACAGGCGGTAATAACTGAAAATCTTGCTAAACGCTTTGGGGCGGTTAAACTGTCTTATGTTGAAAATCGGCAGTATGAAATAACACTTGGGACTAAATTATTGCTCCCCGATATGAATATGAGCGGGCTTAATTCTGTGTTTGACGAAATACAGCAGGAAATTAATTCATTAAACGATAAACTGAAAATAGCTGTTAGTGTTGATGAACCCGATTGGGAGCATATAGGTGATTTAAGAGCGAAAGTAGCAGAACAAGTAAGTAAAATAACCGCCGCTGAATATGATACTGAGCTTTTGTTTTTACAAAAAGAAGATGGTAGTAAAATTCAACAACATTTAAAAGACGGGAATATGGATTTAGCTTTAGAAACATTTGATGAACTTGTAGCGAAATTAGCGACATTAGGACAAACGGCGGCTGATAATTTTAATAATAGCTTTAAAGAAGGCGTTTTCGGACTGCAACTTGAATTGAACGAAGGTAAAATTTCTCAAGCGGCTTTTGATGAACAATTCAAGAATTTAGAAACCGCATATGAGTCTAATATGGCTGAATTTGCCGAGAGACAGACAAGGTTTTTAGCTAATGAAATAGGACATAACTTTGGTCTTTCAGCAGAAGACATTACATCGGGTATGCAAGAGTCAATTCAAAACGGATTTAACCCTGCAACATGGACTTCACTTCAAGTAGAGGATTTTTTAGGTATAAAGAGCTTAGAAGATGGGGCCGGCACTCAATTAGCACAGATGATTAACCGCTTAGGAACTTCAATTCCATCAATGTGGAATAACACGGGCAATGCGGAGGATTATGCTAAAAGAAAAGTGTGGTATACTACCAAAGGTTATACTATGTTTGGTGCCGGTTCGGAATATAAAGACCATTTTGAACGAGACGGAGTGAGACTCTATGACCCCAAACCATACGCCAACGGTGGGATTTTAGGTGGGCACGAACTTAAACCGATTGGTAATTATAGCGACAGCCACGGGGTTATCGGCGCACCACACATTGGATTAGTGGGAGAAGCAGGGCCGGAGGCTATTATTCCACTTTCAAGTAACAGAAGACAAAGAGGGGTTAGCCTTTGGGAACGTGCAGGACAAATGTTGGGTGTAGTGCCACATGCGAACGGTGGGATTTTTGGGAAAACTCAGAATGAAAATACCCCACTCATACCACTGCAATCAACAGTCGGTGACACTGTTAACACTATTCCGGTGAGCGTTGGTGACATAAATTTTGAAGTGAATATTGACAGCACGAGCGCGTTTGACAGCGAGCGTATTGTTCAGATTCTTAAAGATAATATCGGCAACTTAACCGATGAAATTGCTTCTAATATCGCGTTGGCTATTCAAAAAGTTTATGCTAATTTGCCAACCGCTGCTGAAGGGGTGTATTGATGGATATTTATTTAACCGATTTTGAAACCAATTCGCGATTGCAGTTTCCTGTAATGCCAAAGGAAATTTCGATTAACATTGAGGGCGTTTTTCAAAACTTTTCGGTTATAGGTTTTGGGAACGCCAAATTTCCTATCGGACGGGAGGCTAAAGGGTTTTCGTGGAGTGGGATTTTACCCGGAAAACCCCGTCAAGAACAGCCTTTTATAAGGGCGTGGGTCGAACCGAATGACGTTGTAAAGCTTTTTAATGACTGGATTAAAAGGCGAAAAAAATTAAAGCTTATGGTAACCGGCACGCCCATTAATAACAATGTGTATCTTGAAGAATTTACTCCAAAATACAGTGGTGGGTGTGGAGACTGCTTTTACAACATTAAACTTGTGCAAGCAATAAGTCTTGTTATCACTGTGAGCAAAGGGAATAATAATTCGGTGAAAAAAGAACAAACGCGCCCATCACCGCCCGCGCCAAAAACTTATACGGTAGTTCCGGGTGATTCTTTGTGGGCAATAGCTGAAAAAATGATGGGGGACGGTAATAAATATCCTCAGTTGTATGAAGCAAACAAAAGTGTTATCGACCCACGAAATCAGCAATACGCTCAACCAAAATATACAATATATGCAGGGCAAGTGTTGACAGTTGACAATTGACAGTTGACAGTTTTGGAGTCGCCGTTGGCGACGTATTTTAAAAACGTCCGCGCAAGCGGACACCTCAACTGTCAACTATCCACTGTCAACTGTCAACTGACTTTGGGGGTGATGGGTTATGAGTGATGTAGATGTTAGTAAAATCAAGTATAATGTTAGATTGATAACCGAAAATGGGGAGCAGTATTTAATTAATACTGCTCTCACTTTTTTGCAGTGGGAAGAACAAAAAAACGAGTTGGCACAAAAGGCAACTATCAAAGTTGTTAATACAAAAATTGGGGCAACAACTCTTTTTAAGTTGGTAAAAATGAACTGTCTGATTAGAATATCCGCTAATTGGGGAGAGGTAAATAAACGGGTTTTTGAGGGCTTTATAAGCGAATTAGAACGAGTTAACGGGAAAAAACGTGAGCTGATTATCAGCATATGTGACCCGCTGATTCGATTGCAGTTGAGTGAAGATTTTAAATATTATTCAGCGGGGCTTAAAACCGAGGCAATTGTAGAATCTATTTGTAAGGATTGGGGAATCGCACTTGATTATACATGGGAGCAGAGCATAATCCATGAAAAACAGGCTTTTAGAGGTGACACCATAAGCAATATGCTTATAAAAATTTTAGAAGAAGTGCGACAAAAAACAGGGAAAAAATATATTGCATATTATAGGAATGGCAAGTTTGTTGTTTGCGGTTATGGCAATAACAAAACAATTTATAAATTTGACAGCAATAACACAATTTCAACGTCAAGAAAATTATCTGTCAACAGCCTTGTGACAAGGGTAAAGGTTATCGGAAAGGAAAACAAGGACGAGAGAGCCCCTATTGAAGCTATAGTCGATGGAGACACGCGCTTTGGTGTGTTTCAAAAAATCGTGGTGCGTGATAGTGACAAGAGTCTTGCCGCCGCAAAAGATGAAGCAACCGCCCTTATAAAAGAAAAAGGGAAACCGGAAGAAATTATTAAAATTTCTCTGCCCGATATGCCTGTGATTCGCAAAGGCGACACAATTGAATGCGCTGTGGATAATTTAATCGGCTTTTTTTCGGTTGAAGGCATTTCACATAACGCGAGCGAACGTCAAATGGAGTTAACACTTTCAACTGAAAAGAAAGGCTTAAAATTATGGCAAATGAAGGCGTAAACAGATTGGCGCGAGTTTTAGAAGGAAGAGCAAAAAAATTGGTAGAAAAGCCATCGGATATTGACTTTGGTGTTATACAAAATGACATGAGTTTGTTGTTAAATAAATTTCCGAAACCTATACCGAAAGACGATTATTTAGTCTGTCGTTCGGTGGCTCAAGGGGCTGTTGATGATGTTTTTTGTAAAACGCAAAACATTGGGGAGTTGAACAGCGGTGAGCATATGCACATTTCAAGCGATGACTCACATATTCATGTGAAAAATGAAAATGAAATGCAACACGTTCATGATGTTTTGATTGGTAATAAACAGCGATGGTTGCAACCGGGCGACCGCGTGCTTGCGGTTTGGGTGGGGGATGATGTTTGCGTTATTGATATATTTTTGTCGGCAACGGTGATTGGAGGTTTGAGTGAATAATGCTTTGTTTGCGGTGTTTGAGCTGCCGGATGAAATTGAAGATGTGCAATCACAGGACATGTATAAACTCGCGCCGCTTTGGGATTTTGAAAGCGGCGAGTTTGTTTTAAACGGGGCGCGACAACCAGTTTATGGCACGGGTTATGATGCTTGGGTGTTGTGGTGTAGTAAAGCGATTTTAACGCAAAGATGGGCGCATTTTGCATATAGTGGGAACTCGGGAATTGAAGCGCGAGAAGCGTTCAGCGAACCGGACAGACAATCACAAGAAAGCGCGCTTGAAAGAACAATTACCGAGGCGCTCTTGGCTGACCCGTTGGAGCGCACACAGCAAGTCAAGGATTTTAGATTTTTATGGGGTGTTGACAGCCTTGAAATAAATTGTGTAATCGTTGGAAACGAAGGCAATTCGGCGGCAATAAAAGTCAGAAAGGGTGATTTGTTTTGATTATACCGTATGTTCAACCGGAATTTTTACAAAATCAAAGTGTGGATGAAATACATGGAAGAATGATGGACGTAATGCCAAATGGAATTGACAAATCTGAAAACCAAATACCATGGGATTTTACCCGTCCGTCTGCTATAGAAAAAGCACATTTTGTGCAATTTCAGTTAAATGAAACAATACAAATTGCATTTCCCCAGTGGGCTTATGGACGTTGGCTTGATTATCATGCCGAGCTTCAAGGATTAAGTCGCCGTGCGGCTAATTCGGCAACCGGCTTTTTAAAAGTCACGGGGAAAAGTGGAATTAAAGTCTCACAAGGTTTTCAATTTGCGACACCTGCTAACTTAACGCCAAGTGTAATATTTGAGACAACTTGTGAGATTGAATTTGAGGGGGTTCAAGACCACGCCGGAAATGTAACACTTGACATTCCTATAAAAGCCGTAAATGGCGGTATAGATGGAAATGTTCCACCTGACACAATTATTCTTATGGTAAAGCCGGAATCTGGCATAAGTTATGTTAGTAATGTTTTGGCAACCACCGGAGGAACTGCTGAGGAAACGGACGACGATTTGAGACTTCGTATTCTTGATGTGGCACAACGAGGTGAGAGTTTTACCGGTTGTGATGCGGATTATGTGCGTTGGGCAAGAGAAATTGCGGGCGTTGGAAATGTTATAGTAAATGCAGAATGGAACGGGCCGGGTACTGTTCGCATTTTCGTGATTGATTCAAACGGACAGCCGGCGAATCGCGCTATATTAGATGCGGTATATGAACATATAATCAGACCGGATAATCGAATGGAACGACTTGCACCAATCGGCGCGACACTGACGGTTTCAGCTCCTGCGCCTTTATACATTGATGTTTTTGCAGTTGTAACTCTCGTAGATGGTGAAAATATGGCTCTTGTTAGAGATAGATTTAAGGCAAATCTTGACAAATATTGGTTGCAAGCAACTACTGAAAATGCTCTGATAGAAGTTCAAAATGGTTCGCTTTATAACGCCGTTAAATACGTCTTTGTCGGCTCAACGCTGGCACAGACGGCAGGGGTTGCGAATTACTCTGATTTAAGCGTAAACACCGGTCTCACTGACATTATAATTCCTATCGGGCAATTTCCTGTAACGCGGGAGGTGATGTTAATTGACAATTGACAATGAACAATTGACAATTGTGTCAAGCGCATCGGCGAGACGGATGCTGTGGATGGTTACAAGGGGCTTTTATGACCGCTCACGGCTCGGGTTGTGGATGTTTGAGGCAATGGGGCGAGAATATGATGAAATGGCTGAGTGGACACAAAATCTTGCACTTGAATTCTTCCCTCAAACTTGCACATGGAGCATAGGATTTTGGGAGCAGTTATATGGGATTGAGTCGGACGTTTCGCTTCCATTAGATTTTAGGCGCGGTCGGATAAGAGCAAAGAAACTGCAAAAACCACCGCTCAATCCGGCGCGGATTGAAGCTGCAATTTTCGCCCTCACCGGGGTGCCAATCGCGCTTGTTGAGAGCGATGAACCGTATACTTTTGAGGTAGTGTTGAAACCCACGGACGATGAGCCGAATCATTCGTTGATGTTTAGAACAATTCGCGCTATAAAACCGTCACATCTCTCATTCACAACAATTCTTCCCCTCAACTCCGAAACCAAACTAACAACAACCGCGGCCTTCCTACAATCCACCACCCACACCCTAAACACCGCTGTAAACCTTAATTTGAACGTCAACTTAAACGCCGAAAAGAGTG